TAGTTGTAAATTCCATTATTTTTGTAGCTCCTTTAAAATTTGCATTAATATTTCTTTTTCTGATACTTTTTGACTATAATCATAATACTCTTCAGCTGTCAAATCTGCGATTCTCTTTTCCCAAAATTTAGCCATAATCATCCCAATTCACATTACTAAATGGACTACAATCTTCATAGCCTTCATACCATTTGTGACTTCCATCTCTATACATTAAATGTCGTAATTCATGCCATAACAAAGAGTTCCCACATACATCAATTTTACCTACCCCTATATCAACTCTTCGTTTCTCAATATCAGCATAAGCTACAACCCATCCCCCTCTAGGTGATTCTATCCACATGGCATCATGTTTTTGTATCATCCAATCTTCTGAACAGTCATAATATGGTGAAGCAAATATTAATGAACAAAATAATAGAATTTCAATCAATCTTAGTTCCCCACAAGTTTTCCAATACTTGCTTAATCTCCACACTTGTTAAACCTGTATGTTCATATCCAAACAACTCTTTTATCCTCACATAGTTATAAAATGCTATCATAAATTCGTTGCCCTTTGCCATTGGATCTACCTGTTCCCACCCTACTCCCTGTATATATAACAGTGGTTCTACGCTAAATCTAGGCTTGCCCTTAGTTCCATCGGGTTTCTTAATTGGTGCTAAAGTTTCAGAATGAAATGTAGCCTTTGTCATTTGTATATGTTTATGTTCTCTTACTGAAAGGTCTGGAAGTATCTCACCCATATAGGAGTAAAGTATTAACGGTTATTAAAAGCTTTCTAAAATATTAAAATTAAAGAATTGTTGCTCTACTATTAGTGGGACATCATTTGATAACTCCAAGTCACCAATCCAATTTCCCGCATTTGCATTAGTAGCTTCAGTAGCAGTTACTGTAAATTGAATTATTCCATTTACTCTATCAGTATATGATACTGTTAAAGTACCAATTATTGTATTATCAGGTTTATATATTTTAACTTGCCCTGTAGCAAAAATAGTTGTATCACTCAAATTTTTGGCTGTTCCAGTTACAGGATCTATTACTGTAAATTGAAATATTTTGGTACTACCAGCAGATATTTCAAATGTAACCCCATAATCTATTCTTCTTGTGCTCAACTTATTTCCACCTTATCTAAAGTTGAAGTCATATTTATGTTTTTAGATGAATCTTTGAGTGATATATCACGTTTGACTGTTATAAATGGTGTTGGTGGTGGTGTAAGTCCAAGAGTAGTATTGTATAAAACACCAGTACTATCTAGGAAAACGTAATCTAAGTCACCCGGACTGTTATTATTTTTACTAGCCCATTTACATATTGGAAAGTCAAACGTTCCCACATTTGGTAAATCACCAGCGACTTCTTCACCCCAACTTACCCCTAAGTTTTTCCATAAATTAATGTCTGAGTTTGTAGCATCCACAACAAAGATAAATCTATTCGTTCCATCTATTGCAATACTAGGAAATTCATAATCAGAGCCTGTATCAACATCAACGGGGGTTTGCCATGTTGCCCATGTCTTAGTATGAATATGTTCCACTACCATTAAATCCTTAGTTGTATGTTCAACAAATGCTATAGTGATTTTTTTATTAGAATCAATAGCCATAGAAACATTATTCCCTGTAAATCCAAGACCAAATACACTTATTCCAACTCCAAAAGCATCAGTAATATCACTTTCTTCTATAAAACTAGTTGCATTTAATGCATTTCCATAAGCAACATCTATTTGACCATTTACACCACTAGCATCTCTGCTTGATACAACAATAGGTCTGTCTGCACCTACAGCAGATAATGGATCTCCAATCATTATATTAGCTCCACTGAAATTATCGTTTAAAGCATTATTAACATTAACTTGACTATTCCAAGTGCCACCGATTCTATTGTTATAACGTATTAAGTCGCTTGGATTTCCAGCACTAAAGAAAATCTCAGACCAAATAACATGAGGATCATCATTTGCATCTATTGCGATTCCAAAGCGGTGTGTAAAATTATCCTGAATCGGTGTATCGATTTGTTCATCAATTAAAAACCAATCGTCTTGTGTTGTTGCGTGTGCAGATGTTCTAAACTGTGCATACCTTACAGCTTCTATGGGTGCTCCACGACCACTTTGAGCATCCTTATATATTATGTGAACTAATCCAGTAGAATCAATGGCAGCTGCCATACCCTCTCTTGCAGTAGCAAGATCAGGAGCACCAGCTGCATCTTGTTCTGTAAAACTTGTAGGTGTACCAGCTACATTACCTTTGTAAGCTCTAATATTGCTATTGGCATTTACAAAAACATAGACAAAATTATTTGTATCTCGTAATACTATACGATTCGATCTGATCATTTCGCTAGCATCAGCATCGACTAGAATATTAGCCATATATTATCATATCCCCTTATAGATTACTATCACATTTTGGGAAAACAAAGATTGCCAGTATGATAGATCTTGAACATTGTAATAGTCTGCATTTCTTCGGCTGTAAATTTGATGAATTTGTTTTGTTGAAACCCTTTTGATTTCTTGTGATAATAATAATATTTGATCTTTTTGAATACAATCCAAAAAGAAGAACGATACCACTACATCGAATGAATTATCTGGTTGGGATTTTAAATAAGTTAAAGCATCTTCGTGAATCAAATTTGAAATAAGTTTATTGTCATAACACCATTGACTCCAATCTACACAGGTAACATCCAAACCTTGTTCTCTTGCCACCTCTGTAAAACGACCTACTCCACCAGCTAGTTCTAAGATTTTATCAGTGGATTTTAGATTATGTTCAGCTATGAAATCTTTCCATTTTTTTTCTCCTTGAATATCTATTTGTCTTAAATAATCTGAATAACCAGACCTTCTTCTTAAATCGCTTTTAGGATCTCCAAAGTAAGCTGCATCATATTGTTCTCTTGTTAAAACCATCCTACATCAACCCGGAAATTGTATATCCTTAGATGTTTTTTTAAGTTTTATCTTACCAGAAATGGGGTTTAGATTTAAATCAAGCCCTGTTGGTTGTGGTAAACCACTAGTATTTAGAGTTATTGTAAAATTAGTTGCAAAATTACCAGCATATATTCCCATATATATCATTGATAATTTAACCTTTTAAACTTTGCTATTTTATATCTTCTAGTATGTCTAAAACTTGCCCTTTAATTAGGGGTAGCATACGATTACTTCTTTTAATGATTTTAAGTATAAATTCTAATTCATTTTTATCAGTGGTATAAGAAGTCTTTTTATCCTGACCAAATAATTTCTGAGCTACTATCCAATTTCTCTTAGGATCAGGAGCTTGTTCTTCTGATACTAGTAATCCCATAATGACTGATCCAACTGTAACAGATTCTTTATTCTCATCATGCATATCCTTCCCCGCTAGATTTTTTAATGCTTGATTTACATCAATTTCAAGCTTACCATTAGGCATATAAAATATAATAATAATCCTCTATATAAGCGTTTACCTATGGAACATTTCTATTATCTATATCTAATTCTAAATCTGCTTTTTTTGGAGTAGGTGCTGTAGCGACTTTATTTTTTTTCTGTTCATTAGGATCTGTAGTAACCTTTAAAGGTCTTTCAGTAAGAATCCCAGTATGATTAAAATCATTTAATTCTAAACCACTTACATATTCATGCTTATTAACTTCATCATATATATTAACTATAATTAAATGATTTCCTTGCTTATGTATAATATGTAGATACCCATCTTGTTTTTCAAGTTCATCATTACCATCATTTATATGTAGTTTGACTCCCCGTTGTTTTTCTATTTTTGCTTGAATTTTTTCATGGCAAACAGTTGAATCCGTACAAATTATATTTTTTAATATTCTAAAAAGTGTCATTCTGCTATCTCCAATATTCTAATCATACCTTTATCTCTATTACCAGCTCCACCCCTATTACTAACAAGAGTACCAGCTGGTGATTTCCAGTCCAAAGTTAATGTTCCCCCATCTGTATCTCCACATTGAAAAACTCCTACCGATGCAACCCAATTAGCACCCCTTCCCATCTTTGATACACCATCTTGTCTAACACCCCCATGATTCCATGCAAATACGCTTTCTCTGCCTGCGGTTGAAAAATCATCAGATTGAAATACTGCCATATATTTACCACCCGCATTATTACTTAAAGTTACCGATAAGGTCATAGCCACATAAGTTGAAGAACTTGTACTTTCATTTGAGGCAGAAAAATCTTCTAATTCTGTAATTGTACCACCAGAAACTTCAAATACTTCTAAATGACAAATCGTATCATTAGTTCCAAATAAAGTAGCTGTACCACCAGCTATATTATATTGAAGTACACAAACATTTCCATCAAGAGCATTTACATCTACTGTTAGTTCTGCTAAACTCTGACCAACTCCATTTGCTGTATTAATAAACCATGCTGTCGGTGCTATTGAATTATGTTCTATCCTGAATGAATTATTTTGAAAACCATTATTATCATTTGGAACAGCTGCTACTGATATATATTTACCACCTGATCTATTTGCTACTGTAAGGGCTTGTGTTGTATCTTGCCAAGTCGCACCTGTCAATGTTTCATTAGCAGCTGATTCATCTCTCTGTATTGTAACTGTTAAACCCCCACCCCCAATAGTTATAGCTTCAATATTACTTCTTCTATCAGCAGTTCCATATAATGTCTGTGTTGCTCCTGTTGTCCTTTTTTCTATAGTTACAACTGATCCATCAGAAGTAGTAGTAGCAAATAAAGAAAGTGCATCTATTCTATTAGCTAAACTATTTTCCACTCCACTTCCTGTTACGATTGATCCCCCTATATCCCATCTAAAATAATTTTCAGCACCACCTACACTATGAGAATTAGTACATGCAGAACAAAGTAATGTTTTGGCACTAGCATTATTTGGTATTGTAACTGTTAAACTACTGGCAATAAAAGATGTACTTGCTGTTGTTTCATTAGAAGTTATATCACCCCTGTCACTTTGTAATATAGCTGCTACTCCCCCCCTATTAATTGACGTTCTAGAAAATAAAGATGGATTAACTAAGCTCATGTTGCTGTAGCCTCATCAGTTGTATATGTTATATTAATACCAAGAAGTTTTGCATCAGCAGTTAATGTATCTGATATATCTCTTACTATTTGTAATAGTACTGCTTCTCCTTTTGTTGCACCATCTAATGTTACAGCTCCTGATTCTGCTGTAATTTGATTTTCATTAACTGCTGATAAAGTATCAGCACCTGTAGATGCGGGTGTACCACCAATAGCTACGTCAATAGCTACAGCATCACTATAAGAATGACCTGAAAGTGTCCAAATAACTGTACCAGCACCAGCTCCGGCTGTCCACTTTGCATTAAATGTAATAGTTCCAGCATCCCATTCTGCGGGAGCTTCCCACCAAAATTGTATTTTCTGAGATGTAGTCTGGTTAAAGTCAAATGTTTGTAACATAATATCATTAGTTGGTAATTCTAACTCTGCAAATGTAGCTCCATTAGTTGTAACACTTCCCCATGCACCAGCTGGTATCCATTGAGTATGAGTTCCTATTGGAGATATTGCTGTACCCCCTTCTTGCCATACTCCTGTAGCTGCAATATTTTGATTAGCTGTACCCCATACATTAGCTACACCAATGAAAACAAAAGTTTCACCCGTTAATGCTGTGTTGAACTGTGCTACAGTAGAAGCTGCCATCGCTGAAATATTATCAGCATTAAGGAAGAAAGTACCATCTGAATTAGCTGCATCGAACTCGGCTGACGTTGAAGTTCCCATATCTGCAATATTATCAGCATTAAGGAAGAAAGTACCATCTGAATTAGCTGTATCGAACTCAGCAGATGTAGATGTTGCCATGTTAGAAATATTTTGAGAAACAAAGAAAAATGAATCACCCGTTAATGCTGTATTGAACTGTGTTGTACTTGATGCAGAGATAGCAGATATATTATCAGTTCCTATGACATAGCTTCCTATTGCTACACCATTAAGGCTAGTGATAGTTGTTATATCTATAAGATTAGTAAGTGTATTTCCTTGTAAGTTTAAAACTGTTGCTGATAATGACATTTCAATAGCATCATTAACTCTCCATTGTTGTAAGTTTGTATCAGCTACATTGAAATTTAATTCCCCAGTTTCTAGATATATAGCAGCTACAGTACCAGCTGGGGGTGTTGCATCATCAGTTAATATTAATGAATTACCATTGGTAGAATGATCTGCTGTCCAACTGAAAACTTCACCACCACCAAGAAAATCTAATACATCTACCTTTTTTAAATTTCCTGTATCACTTGTATCTGATATTAATACAAAGTCACCAGATATACCAGTAACAGTTGCTTGTCCAGTAATTATTTCTGACTTGATCTCAGTAGAACCAATATTGGTTATTGTATTGCTATCAGCATTTATTGTAGCAGTTGTTAAAGTCTTACCTGTTAATGTGGTAGCGATAAATCCTGTGGCTACAGCTGTACCTTCCCAAATTCCAGTACCAATAGTTCCTACAGTTGTGATACTTGCCTGACCTACATAGCCTGAATCAATATCAATATTATCTGCACCAACTGAAATTCTACTAGCTGTTCCTATTGCATTTACTGTAACACCAGAACTGGTCAATCCTGTTCCCGCTATAGTAAAACCACCACCACCACTAGGATCTACCCATGTGCCATCTGCTCTAAGGAAATTAACTGTACCACCACCAGAACTAGGAGCAAGCCCTTTTAATGCAGAAGTAAATGTATCTATAAGAGTTGTTGCTTGAGTTCCTGTTAATTCTTCTATAACACCAGTAGCTGCCGTTACTCTTCCCAAAATTCTTGAAGTTGCTATATTTTGTATCTCACTAAATAGCCAAGGTGTATCTGTTATATCAGCTTTTAAATGTGTATGTGATGTTGGTGCATCTCCTACGAATATAAAATCTCCATCTGATAATGCTGTATCAAATTGTACTTTAGTTCCTGTAAGTGCATTAGCGGGTATTTTCCCAGCTACATTATCACCTGATATATAATCTATAATTTCATTAATATTATCAATTTCCTTATTCATAACCAAAGTGGTTAAAGATACAGTTCCTACTGGTGGTATAATAATAGGAGTAAGTACTGTATCAGTAATTGGTGGAACAGGATCTTTAGTTACCGTTTTGTCCAGATTTGGTAAGGTAGCCATATATATACTTTATTATTAGGCATTTAAAGATTATGTCATTAATGCCTTTTTAAAACTATCTTATCTACTGCTTTTAAAAATTGACTGAATTTTGCACCAAGAAGATTTTCCCCAATTTCTATAGTTTCATTAATGGTTCTTACTAAACTTGAAAGTCTTATTGTATTATCAACAATCTCAATAGTTTCATTAATAAATCTAATTATATTCATAGATTTTAAAATAGATTCTACAACCTGTATGTCTTCATTAATTTCTCTAAGTAGTTTTTTAATTCTTCCTATATTTTCTGATATTTCTATAGTTTCATCAATAGATTTAATTATTCCTTTTATATTTATTGTACCTTCTAAAATTTCAATAGTTTCATTAATTTGTTTAACTAGATTACTACGTCTTCCTATATTTTCTGGTATTTCTATAGTTTCATTAATAGATTTAACTAATCCATTAATGTTTATTGTACCCTCTACAATTTGAATAGTTTCATTAACTTGTCTTAAAATTTTACTACCAGTTGGAAGAAAATGTCTATGGGCAGCTGATACCAATTAGAATGTACCTCTTTGCCAAGTAAACGTTCTGTCTGTTCCAGTAATTTTTTGGATACTAACTCTAAACGATTGAGTTGGAATAGGTGGTATATAATAAGTTGGTTGTCCATCAATATCACTAAATTTTATAGTGTCTTCATACAAAACTCTTGTGACAGATGCATTAGCATCTTGAACAATAGTTCTAATTATATACACATCACCAGCTGCCATCGCATTTGTATGAACATAACAAAAATACGTTGCGGGTGTAGTTTGAGCTACAAATAGAAATGTTTCTGCGGTTGTTACCGCTTGCGAACCATCAGCATCAAAGGAAAGTACCATATTATATCACACAAAAGTATTACATTTAAGTATTACAACCGAAGTGTCAGATTTACCTTTATCTGTAGTTAAAACTGCTCGTAAAAGGGCTGTCCCAGCTTGAATACTACTTGGAAATAATGCATGATTAGTCATATTTAACCCCATTTGGTTAAATTGATCAACGGGGGTTGTAGTTGCTCTTGGATCAGTAAATCCTAATACAGTAGTTAATGGCAAATTTACCCATATTGAATTTGCAGTATCAAATATTTCAAAATTCAAAACTGTTCTTCCCCCTGTATCTTCTTCATTATATAATTCACGAACTATAGTGGATGCTACTCCATTACCTTGTGTTTTTACTCCTCTGATTCTGATATATCGAAAATTCTGTGATGTTCCTTGCACATCTGTATCAAGAAATGCAGCTGAATTTGATGAAACACTGATTAAAATTTCTTCGCCTGTATAGGAAATATCATCAGTTGAGTATGCTAATCTAAGTTGTACTACAGTGGTACTAGCTGCACCTAATATACCAACTCTTCCGTATATATGAGGCTGACGAACAGCTGCTGAACCAAAATCTATCTTCATCTCTGCATCAGTTCCTACCACTGGGGTTGCACCACCACCATTTGTTACATCATCATCAATAGCAGCTGTATGAGAAGCTGCGTTCCATAAAATAGGAGTTCCAATGGTTACTCGACTAGCATTATCAACGGATGTTCCCCGTTGTAAAACTATAGCATATAACGCACCTTTCATATCAAACTCTTTAGCAGCTGTTCCTACCACTCTTTCAGCAGAAGCAAATAAAGTTTCAGTTTCTCCTTCAGGAAGGACAGTTATTGGTTTTCCGGCATCAGGCATTATATATCACACATGGGTATTCACCTTAATAAGAACTACTGAAGTATTTGAAACTCCATCAGCAGATGTAGTCAGAACTGCTCGAATCATTTTTACATCTGTTATATCAGCAGTAGGTAGGAATAATTCATTTATCTGTCCTTGTCCAAGCTGTGAAACTAAAGGGACTGTAGCACCAGTTTGATTTGGAGCTACCTGTGGAATAGGAGTTGTTGGAGCTATTACTTTCCAATTACTCCTTTCTGTATCTCTAGCTTCAAAGGTTAGGTCGGTTGCTCCACCTATAGTTGTTATTTCCCAAATTTCCCTTATAGTAGCTCTAGTGCTATTCGCCTGAACCGATGGTCTTATTTTCGTATATCGAAAGGACTGTGCTGTTAGGTCTGTTCTAACTTCTACGTTATTTACTGCTCCCCCAGTACTCCCGATTGTTTGAGGACTACCATAACTTATATCATCATCAGAAAATTCCACGACTATTGTTATACTGTTGGCTGGGTTAAGAGATACAGTTGCGACATTAATTTGAGTACTCAGAGTTCTGGATGCAATACTTCCCCAATCCCATTTCATCTCGGATGCGGTAGTAGGGTTTCTTTGAACCCCACCAAGGAGATTAGCATCTATACAATCTGATTGATCTTGAGTAGTCCAAGTAACAGGTGTCCCAAAAATAACTCTTGCACTATTGTCCACAACCCTACCATCTTGAACGAAAATTCCAACTATAGCTCCTTTCATGTCAAACTCTGCGGTAGTTATATTACCAGCTAATCTATCAGCAGCTGCAAATATAGTTTCAGTTTCACTTTTTGGAATTACTGAAGTATGAGATCCCGCATCAGGCAATATTAAACAACCTCTTTAAAAAGGATTTTTTGGGTGTTATAACTTTTTTCTTACCAGTTTTCTCATTTCTAATTACTGCTATTATATTTTCTGAAGTCCCAATGGTTTCATTGACCATTATGATTAAACCCCATTCAATCTATGATTATGAAAGACCTTTAATGTATCGCTGGATGATTTTGGAAATGGAGTACCAAAATTATAGTGTGATAAAAGAACTGAACCACCTACGGGTGAAGCACCAGCATTATGAATTACTCCTGATCTAACATCATTAGCAGCTGCGGTATCAAAATCAGTTGTTGTCCAAGAATAATCCCATGATGCTATATCAACACCACCACCTGTATTATCAACATCATCATCACTTACTTTTGGATATGTAGCAGTTATAGTTTTTATAGAAGCTGCTATTGGTGCTCCCAAAGCTGAAAAAGTATCAGCTTTTAATATTGTATCATTACCAGCTGGATTTCCCAATTCACATCTATTATTGGCACTTAGAAAATCATTAGTGAGAGATGCATTTACAGCTTGTTCAGCATAAAATATATCAGCCACATCAGTAGCTATATTATGAGTATAATACCATTGTTTATACAAACCATTATCTATCATAGCTATAACGTTATATTTTTGAGCATCTAATTCAACCCCACGTTTTAAATAATTACAGGTATGATCCATCCAAGAATAAAATTTCTCTAATCTACCCTCAATAGTAGGAAAATTGGTATCAGTTATATCCATATATGATATATTTTTCTTACCTATTTAAATATTTTCCTTCTCATCTTTAGGTATTACACCTAATTCTTGCCGTATGTAATTGAACTCCCTATAGAAGCCTAGTGCTTTTTCACTAGTATGGAAATATACCATAGCCCGATTGAACCAAATTCTGCTATCTTTTGACATATTCTCAGGTAGGTTCATATCTCATTAACCTTTGATTGATTAATGGTATAAAATTTACAGTGACCACAATCAAAATAGTGCTCTACCAATATACCATTTTGGATTAGATTAGATACTAATACTTGAGCAGTTCCACTACCACTTATTTGAAGGAATATATCAGATTTTGTTACCTGTCCTTTGTCTATTACAAACCCAATTACCCTATCCCGAAGTGAGGATTTTGGTAAATTCTCTATATACTTAATAGTATCTGAAGCGGTTTTACCCACTACAGATCCATTAAGGCTATCATCCTCTATAAGTGGCATGATAGTTTACCTTCGTATGCATCAAAAGATACAGTGATTGTTCCAGCTCTTGAATGAAGTCCTTTGTTTCTATGTTCAAACCAAGAATCTCTACCCTGTAATATACTGTTACAAAATGTACCAGTATTACCAAGTACGACTTCTTTTTCTATATATCTATTCTCAGCAAAAGAATAATCATATACAATTTGCTGTGTAATGAATTTTCTATGTAGGTGTCCCATTAAAAACACATCTGCATAATTATTCATTTTCATATCTTCCAATGGTTTTTCCAAAGCTGCTGAACTACCAAATCCATGTGCTACAAACAATTTCCATCTTCTTAATGGTTCTCCTTTGAAGTTTATTTGAAGTCCTACCCAGCCTTTACTTCCCAAATATTTAATATCTTCATCGGTAAACAGTTTGTTCATCCAATAATGATCAATGTGCTTATCATTATATTCGTGATTACCAGCCAATCCATACCAGATTTTAGGAGCACTCTTTGAACTAATTAAGGCTTTATTCAACTTAAAAAGCTCTGAATGATGTGTTTTCCATTGTTCTACTTCCCTAGTTAAACTAGGAATAGGATCACTTGATTCAAGTGTATATCGTTTATCCCAAGCCATTATATTATTAAATTGATCCCCACCAAATGCGGTGTAACGATTCGAATCATCTAATACTGCTTTTTCTCTTCTTTCACAAAGTCCTATATCCCTTTTTGGATCTCCATAATGTTCATCAGAAAAAACTTCAAGATGAATTATGTCGTCTTTATGTTCGAGTTCTACGTTTATGAAATTTGAATCCATGCTATTATCGTGTAATATCTATAATATAAAGTTGTCTTTCTAGATTAAGAATTTTGAAATATATAAGCTTTTAATAATTTTTCAGTAAATGCACTTACGATCATACCAAATTTCTGTGAATCAACTGCTTCAGTGGGTAATTTCTTTTTTATATGTTCAACTGCTACCGATTCTAGACGGTGTACCAACTGTAGAGCTGCTAGTTCTTGTTTTGTCATTTTCTCAATAGTTCCCCAATTTACGTTTGATTTTACTTGATATTTCTTTGGTAAGAACTCTGCATATTTAGTTACACTCATATCAATAACCTCAAATGTTGGATCTAAATTGTTTGCTAATTTTGATAATTCAATCACATTTTCACAAGCCACTCTCCTATCAACTTTGGCTAATAAATCATTTTTAAGAATTGACCACTCTGTTTTTAATTTCATCATAACTTCTGATATTTGTTCTTGTTTTGTCATTGATTTATAATATATTTTCCTATATATAAAGGTATAAAAAAAAGGAAGTAGTGCCTATTCAGCAGCTACAAGATCGAAATAAGGCATACCTGAACCTTTAGGTTTTACCTTATCTTTAGGGCATCTCACTTTGAAATGTTCCCCACCATCAAGAGCCTTCCTGAAATCTTCATCGTTTAACTTGGATACGATTGCTCGTCTTGTTGTATGTATCTTCTTTACTTCTGTACCATCTTCTTTTTTCCAAGATTCTTCAGTTGAAATCTTTACTCCCGCAGTTTCTTCACCATCTTTTGTATATGGTGAGTCTTCTACGTTGGTAATGGTGAATGGTTTATCACCGATTTCAGATAGATTTATGGAATCTCCTGTTTTTTGTCCGAATTTATTAAAGTCAGTCATTAACATTGTCTAGTTAAACTATAATATAAACCTTATTGTAAAGGCTTATATATATGATATATAACATTGTAGTTATGGCAAGACCACAAAATGTAAACAGGGTTTCAACACCAATAAGTATTTTGAAATCACAAAAATTAAGATTGAGAAAATATGCACAACCCGATATAAAAAGAAAAGGTAATGAAAGTGATGCCGTAGTACTGGAAAGAATATTAAGAGAGTATGAATCTCATCATCCAGCTAACTGTGATCCAAAACCAACTTACATAAAAGCTTAGTTGGCTAATTCCATTTCTTTTAATCTTCTTTCTTGATCTTCTTCAGTCATACCATGCCAAATTTTTCTACAGACTGGTGAATCAAAAAATATTTTTTCTCTTCCTTTATAACGACTTGGTAATTCCCTATTGCAAGGGCATTTACAACGTCTAATCTTTTCCCTTCGCTTCATCCTCTGCACCCGTACCTTTATGCTGTCTTTGCATTTCTTCTTTAATACGATCAGATACGGTCTTTTCTTCATTTATTGGATTATAGATAGGATTGTGAATACCAGTTGTACTTGTTGTAGTACCAGCTGGGCTTACATTTTTATTTAACAATCTTTGTCTTACTTCCCAAGATAGATTTCCCCAATTCTGTTTGTTATAGAACGTTGGTAAATTATAAGACTTTAAAACTTCTACTCGATCCACATTGGTCATAGTATCCCAATGACGATTTTTAATTAATTCTTCTTCTTTAAAAACATGATTTTTATTAACTGGATAAACTCTACCCTCTGAAACTATACTAACCTTTCCACCATCAATACCCATTATAACCCCTGATTTTAAATATTGAGCAAAAACTACTTTATCCCTTGGTTTGAATGGAGATTTGATTAAGTCAAAACGAACCTTATACATGGCTTTTTGGGCTTCTTTAGTATTGGACTCTTTTTCACCCCTCAGACTTGGCATTGGAGTTCTGGTATGTTCCTCTTGATCTTCACCAGCTTCTATTTTCATTTTCTTACCACCTATGGTAATCCATTGTTCAGTATCTTTATCTTCAATAGGTTTATCAGGCATAATATAAATTATATATACTAGGTATTTAAATATATTGGTATTCTACCATCCAACATATTCTCCAACACTTTCAGGTGAGAAAAGGTCTGGTACATCCCTCATAAAATCAACTTTTTGCTGTCCAAAACCAACTAAAGCTAATGCATCTGAATAATCATCAGCATGTTCACTACGAACTTTAGCCTGTTGATCTTTAAATTTTCCATGTTCCCAGTACATATATTGTAGTTGTTCAGCCATTTTATCCATGTGAACCTCTTCCAATAATGACAGGTTTATCAATCTTTCTTCAAATAATCGTTCTAAATTCACAAATAGTTCTGTTTTATCTGATTTAAAATTAACACCATATAAATTCATATCCGGATCTAGTTCACGACATAAATCCATTAGAGTATCACCCATGCCAGTTTCATCAATATATACCCGTCTTAATCCATAAATTCTATTAAACTCTTTTAATTTTCTAGCAAGTGCTGGTTGTTCTGTTGTTAATTCGGTATATACTTCTACTGGATATACAACATTCTCCCTCACTCCCGCAATAATTATAACTGTTTCATCTGCTCCTTTTCCACTTGTATCAACCCCAGCTTCATAGTATTCAAATTGAGGTCGTTCTTTTAACGGTTGTAATGCTTCTTGGAGTAGATTGTAAGGTATAAGTGAATTACCAGAATCAAGAAACTCCCCATATAATTCTTGCCTTTCACTTGCCTTTGTAGTAGCACCTATGAGTTTAAGTACCTGTGGATCAGAAGCTGCCATTGGGTTATCAAATGTAGTAACATGAAATTGAGTCCAAGGATATTTTTCTTTATTATCATGTAAATGTCTAGCCTTACCATGTTCAAATATTGTATGTGATTGCATACAGGATTTAAAGAACTGTCCCGCTTTTCCTTTAGGAGTAGATGTTAATAGAATATGAGGTTTTGTAGTTACTGTAGAAGGTAAAAATGCATTATATACCACTTCAGGTATATACGCAGCTTCGTCTAATATGGCAAAGTGTACGGTAAATCCTCTTAGTGAATCACCAGTATCTCCTATAGGTCTGACTATGAAATTGGTTCTACCCGTACCATCATACCATTCTAATGTAATTTCTGTTTTAATTTCTTTAGTAATTTTTTTGTTAAGTGTAGGACTCATGTGTAAAAAATCTGAAATCTTGGATAAAATTAAATGTGCCTGATCTTTTGATAGAGAAGCTATTACCACATTAGCCACACCAGTATCTATATTACTTGCAAAGAGTGGAGCAAAATAGGCAAAATGTATAGCTTTAATACCAGCATTGGTTGATTTACCCACCTGTCTTCCCGTTCTATATACTATAAACCTATCATAACAATCTAAAAATACCTTATTGTAATCAAATACCTTAAATCCTGTAAACATCTTAATAAAATGAGAACATGATTTTGCACATTTTACTAATTCTTCCGCATATTTGACAGGATCTTCTATTCTATCAATAGCTGGTAATTGTCTAAGACTCATCCTCTAGACTTTCCTTGGTCAATTTAACAGTTCTTGCTATCTCATGTATTTGGTCTTGGGATAAATACTTCTTTTCAGTTACTTCAACTGTTTCTCTTTTGGTTTTAATCTCACTAATTACCTTACCCAAATTTGTCAATGAATTTATACGTTTGGTAATTTCAGGATTTAACTCACCTTTTTGATCTTCCAAAGTTTCAAAGAACATAAGTTTTTCAAAGTTATTATGAAATTCTGCTTCCATCAATTCAAGCGTTCTACCCCCTACTTTATCTATAAGTTTAGCAATATCCTTTCTAATAATACATAAAGAATCTTTCTTATATTTACGACATATACCATTACCACCTACATCTTCTGGTCTGAATGGACACCCATTACATTCAGGTGGTAAGTTTCTAGCATATTTTAACTCTTTAAAGTTAGTTGGTTTGTGTGGTAACGTTCTTTTATCAATCATTAGTTCTTTTCCCCCAGTTATTAGGTCGGTTTTCTCAATTAAGTCAACCATATATATAAAAATTATTTCATAGTATTTAAAGCTTGTTGTTGCTCTACGAGTACAAGTTTAACCATTAAATCAGCTTCATAGTCTGCAAGATTAACTATATGTGATCTTACTTTACCATCCCATGATATAATAATAATAACACCTTGTTTAATCTTTTGACCAGTACAAAACTCCCACATCTTACCGTATGCACATAACTGTATAAAGTAATCTTTCTTATTACATTCTGATTTACTTTTGGGTTTTCTACTGTTCTTATAGTCTATTATACTATGTACTCCATCATATTCTGCTATACAATCACTAGTTCCCGCAAGTTGTAAATCATCTGAATATATCTGAGCTTCTACACCTTGTATAATACCTATATGTTCATTTAAATGATCTGAGAATGGCTTCCATAATGAATACATATCTATTTCTGGTTCAGGTTTAAGTAAAACATAAGCTGGTTTATTATTTAAATGATTTTCTGCCATCTTGTGTAATTCAGTACCTACAGTCATACTACTTTCCCCAATTTCCTTACATCTAATTTCTGCTTGAGCCTCAGTTATTCCCTCTTTTCTTGCTACACTAGCTACCCAATGAGGATACCATTCTTTAGCATCTATTAATTTCAAAACTGTTGTAATACTTGGATATGTTTTACCATCATTTGTTACATAATAATGACCTGTTTCAGTATGAGCTGTTTTAGCAAATGGTCTAATTATCTTCACTTTTTTATGTTTAAACATTAATATATAGGATATACACCCATTATTTATATGTTTATAGAGATAGAAAAAAAATTAGATGAAGTCAATAAAAACCTTACAAAGACAAATGAAATATTATCACAAATAGAAGAAAATCTTAGAGTGCCTGATTTGATAAAATGGGCTATGGCACTTAAATCGTAGTATCTGTCAATCCATCTGATATTTTAGTTTCTGTAATTATATCATCAAAGTAATCAATATCATTTTCCCCTACTTTAATAACAGTTGATCCATTAGGATAATATATTTCAATTTGCTTTACCCCTAATGTTGAACTTAAATCTTCATCAAGTGCTGGTATTTCAATCGCATTTGCTCCATTTTTACGTTTTACTAAAACATTCATATTATATCTCACATGGGGTATTGGTACTGTTACTTCTACCCTAAATTTAGTAGGTGCTAAGTCATTTAATATATCACCCTGTAACTCTACTCTAGTTCTGTCTGCTAATTCTTTTAAGTCATTTGAAAGATTAATAGGCTCTATATTTGCTCTTAGTGTCCTTATTATTCCTGAAGTTGGAGTAACATTGGAACGCTGTGCTGTTGCTGGTGATCTCCCTGTAAAAATAACCTCATTCACTAGTTTTAAATCATTATCTTCTGAGTTTTTTATATTATATTTTACATTTGCTCCATTCTGATCAAACACATAATCAGTACTTTTTCCCGCATTTGTTTCTATTATTAAGTTTCTTCTAGGAGTTATATAAAATATTGTATCACTATATAATAATAATATATTTGTAAAATTAACAAAATTTCCTACTTCAAATATACTACCCGCTAATATGAATGATATTTGTGTTGTTTCTGCAAAAGCATCCAAATGTCTTACAGTATATGATGTATCTATAGAATCTACAGCTGATTGTAATATAACATCAAATTCTATAGATGCAAGAAGATGTGAAGTTAATGATGCACCAGTACCACCTAATTTTGCCTTTGTTAATTGATATGAATTACTTTCACATACTGCTCTTTTTGTTGTTTGTGTATTTTTAAGATTAGTAACTCTCCCCGCAAATTTCATATATTGGGCTATTGGCTTAACCCATCTTATTCTTTCTGCTTGATTATCTGTAAGATCAGTTCCATTATATATTTTTATTTCATGTATAAGACCACTATATTCATCATTTGTAGAAGTCGCACTATCACCAAAAATCATATCAGTTGCTACTGCTGGTTGTAAATCCTGTGTAACTGTTGTTGATATATCCTCTACTCCATTAACATAAGCCTTTACTAAGTTGTCTTGTCCTCTCTTTACTCTTATATGAACAGGTTCGTCAGTACCATTCATTATTAGTTCACTACTTCCTGTAAATCCATTTGTAACTGATCCATTATTTATTCGTAAAAATACTCTCCATGATGAAGGTGTTGCATTAAGACCAGAAATTCCTATTTCTAATCCTCGATTATTTCCACTACCACGAAATGCCCATAATATAGGTTCATCAGGATCTTGAACAAGTTGTGTTTGATCTGGTGTAAACCATATATGAATATCAAATTGTTTTGATATATTTATTTCAGTTCGTGGATCAGTAAATATTACTCCCTGAGCATCTGCATTAAAATCTAATGCATAATGTCCTTTAAATTTATTTGTTGTTACATTTACAAATCTAGATTCTATTGGATCAGTAGCTGGATCAACATCCTGTCCACCTTCATCCTTACATGATAACTGCATTGGATAAACTGCTCTTAGATATGTTACATCTATCACATCTTCTATATATGCTATTGAATAATTTTCCCTTACCTTATCTCCCATAGGAAATGTTGCACTAAATGTATCAGGTTTTTTATTTCCTTCAAACTTTACAACTGCATTTAGTGGATAATATGTATGAACAGTAGTATTATCAGTTTCAATTAAAACACATTTTCCTAACGGCATCTATGTCACCGTTACTATTTTTGTTGTTGAAGGTCTGCCAAATCCTATAAGTGACTTACCCCGTACAAATACTTCATAAATTCCCGCAGATGCGGTTATGTTATTCAAAATTGTTGCTGTACCACCTACATCAGCAGTTGAAAAATTATTACCTGATCCTCTTATTCTAAAAAATACTCTATAATCAGTGATAGCACTACTTCCCGCATCTAATGGTAAATCCCAATCTGCATCAAAAGAACCTACACTATCAACAACAACGAGATTTAATGGCTCTGATACAACATCTACTTCATATAAAAGTGCTACAGTACCTTGTAAGAACTTACATCTTGCATTAAATGTAAGAAGTTCAGGATCAATCATATCAACATGAAACTGTGTATATGTACCCCTGTAAGTTAAATTACCATCTGTATCAAGATTGCCTGAACCATCAAAGTCTAACAATAATGCAAAAGAATCCTCTACACTAATGGCTCTAAATTTATCTTCAAGGAAAAATACTTGATCTCTTATTGTTCTTGTTGAACCAGCAGTTGTATTAAGTGGTGCTCTATCTGTTACTTCGTCTTTTATTTTCCAAGCTATTTCAAAAGCAGAACTATTTCCCTCAATTTTTATAAGTACGTTTTCACTTGAATCTTCTTCTGGTAAAGGCATTGGTGATACTGGTGTATTAATGTCATAACCAAATCTTTTCAAATTGCCTACTTGATACCTAAATTTTTCAGTAGTTCCATTAACTTCAAATTTAATTAAAAATAGACTTGCCATATTATCTCCTTCCTTTTAATCTATTTGATAAACCAGCATCGGGTGTTTCTGTAAGCCAAGGATATATATCAGAAGTAGTTTGTGATTCAGTAACAACTGGTGCAGATGTAGTTGTAGTTGGATTTCTATTACCACCAAGTATTCCAGTAAGATCAATTCCAATCTTTGCAGCTAGTTCTATAAAAAATAATCTTATAGAATCTATTATACCAAGTAACCCTTGTTGTATTGCTGAAACAGCTGATCCTATAGTTTCCCAACTAGGTAAAAATGAAAGATTATCTTCAACCCATTTATTAAACCCGATTGTTATAGCTTCCCAAGTGGGTAACTTTGGTACATTAGCATTTATCCATCTTCTTACTCCCATTGTAATAAAAATCCAAAATCTAGGTAATTTAAGTACTTGTTCACTTATCCATGTTAAAATACCTGTATTAAATATATCAAATGAAGGTAGGTTTAATGAATCAATCCATGTTGCCATACTTGTAAGTGCATCATCCCAACCTTTTTGCATCTTTGCATTTCCTTCTTTTGTTAATCTAGCTACTGCATCCCAATCACCAGTAATTAATGCAAATGCTCCTGATATATTACTTGAAAGATTTCCAGTAGCTGCTTTTCCTAACCACTGTCCAAACTTTTGCATAATTGGTCGTGCTATTCTATACCAAGGTAATATTATAGAACGTAGGAAGTATATAATTAACGGTCTTAGAAAAAATCCAAAGAAATCTCCTATCGGTCTTAAAAG